TCATGGCGCAGGCTGATGACGCGCTCGCCGTCGCGGGTCATGGCCCAGCGGCTGCGCGCTGAGTTGTTCCAGGCCGTGGACCCGCTGAAGGTGGTGTTGGTGTCCTGGCCGGCGCCCATGCGCACTGAGGCCTTGTCGACGTGCGCCAGCAGCAGGACAGCTGCACCCGTGCCGTGGGCGATGGCATTGAGGCACCGCATGAACCCGCGCACCTCGGCGCGGTCGTTCTCGTTGGCCGCGAACACGTCTGATGCGTTGTCGATGATGACGACCTGGGCGCGGTGGCGCACGGCCGCGTCGGCCAGCCACTGCATCTTGTCGGTCGCGCCGCCCGCGCGCCAGAGCACGCAGTCCTGGTCGGTCATGTCGTAGACGGCCAGGCGATCCTTGAGCTCCAGCATGCCAACCTTGAGATCCCTGCAGATGTTGGCCACGCGGAAGTGCACGGTTCTGGTGTCGTCCTCGGCGCTGATGACCAAGACCCGGCAGGGCTGCAGCTCCATGCCCAGCCAGGCGTGGCCGGTGGCCAGGCCGACGGCCAGCTGCAGGGACAGGTTGGACTTGCCCACGCCGCCGTTGGCGCTCAGGATCGTGGTGGTGCGGGCCGGCAGCCAGCCGGGCACGTGGAAGTGCGCCGGCTCGGGCTCGCGGTCGCCCAGGCTGTCCCAGTCCAGCGGCGTGAGGGCGCCAGGCTGCGCGGGGGTGTCCATCTTCTGGACGTCATCACCCACGGCCAAGTTGACCGTCACCGACCGCGGCTGCCGGTTCTCAGGCGCGAACTTCTCGGCTGACTTCACCGCGCGCGGGATCTCAGCGCGCCGCATCTCCCAGCGCCTGACCTCCTCGGCCGGACCCGTGGGGCGCACCTGATCCATCAAGCTGTAGAGCAGCTCCACGGCCGCGCCGGCGTACATGCCCCCGCTGACCAGGCTGGCGGCCAGCCGCGCCAGGCTGTCGTGGTAGCTGCGCTCGCTGACCGGGGCCGTGAGCATGGCCAGCATCTCCCCGGCGTGCGAGCCCGTGCTCGAGGTGGTCGGCGCAGTCGCGGCCACGGCACTGGCCACGCGCAGGGCGTCCAGGTCAATGCCCACGGCCGCGCAGGCATCAGCCAGGGTCCAGCGCACGTTGGGGTGCCACTCTGCCAGCTGCACCTTCCAGGGCCCGGCAGCGCGCGGCTTGGTGTTGGTGCCGCCAGGCAGGCGCACGTAACGCACGCATGCGTTTCCGCTTCTATCGTTGCTACGCCCCCGGCTGGCCAGGGCGACCATGATGCGGTCGACCAGCTCCTGGTTGCTGCAGTCGGGGTCGTCGCGCCAGTCCAGCAGGATGCCGACCTGGTACTTGCCGGGGCTGGTCTGCAGCGCCCAGGAGTACTGCATCACGTCGGCCGGGTCGATGTCGTCGACGACCAGGGCGGCCAGGGCGTGGAACGTAGCCTTCTGCCGGGCCCACGGGAAGCCGGTGAGGATGGCGGTGCTGAAGTAGGTGTTGTCGGCGCTGGCGCCGTCGATGAGCTTGGCCTGTTGCTCGGTGCCACGGTAGGCGCGCCCGGCCCAGACACCCTCGGGCGGGTTGTCGGGTGAGGCGCGAAAGCTGCAGACCCACCCGTACTGGTCGGGGGCGAGCTCGCCGTGGACTTCGGCCAGGAAGTCGCTGTTGGTCATGGTGGGCACCTCGACCATGATCAACGACGCATGCCAGCGAGATCCTCCACCTTGAGCTTGACGCCCACCTTTTTGCCCAGCGCCAGCAGGTCGGGCCAGTGCTTCTGGGGAATGCGCCCGCCGGTGCCGCGCGGCCTGGGCTGGCACCAGCGCGACAGGGCCGACGGGGTCATGCCCAGGGTGGCGCTGACGGTGGTCTTACCTCCCAGTGTTTCGATTACGCCGTATGCCGGCTCGCAAAAGTGGATGGTGGGGATGGCCATTTGAGATGTGGTGAAGAGGTTGAACAGTACATGGTGCGATTGACGCAACGGTGAGAGTATGTCAGGCTCACAGGCTCAACCAACGATGCAAAACGATGGAAACAACCTGGTTCAAAGGCCAGTTGGCCGATAAGAAGCTGTCCCAGCGTGCGTTGGCGAAGCTACTCAACCTCGACCATGCAGCTATCTCGCTCATGTTTCGCGGCAAACGTCGGATGACTCCGACGGAGGCCAAGAAGATAGCGGACGTGCTGGGTGTAAAGGTGACCGAAGTGCTGCGCCGAGCTGGTGTGGCCGTGCAGGACGATGTCCAGCGCGTGCCCATCACCTGCTACATCAACGGCAGTGGGGTCGTGACACTGTTCCCAGAAAAGACGCACGACAGCGTCGCTGGGCCAGCTGACTGTCCCAAGGGGACCTATGCTGTCCAGTGTCGGTGCCCTGGCGCGCCTCAAGATGGGTGGCTGGTGTTTGTCTCGCCCGCTCAGAACACGGCCGATCAGCAGATGGATCGGCTGTGCCTGGTGGCGATGAACGAAGGCACCAGCACCATTGCGGTGGTGCGACGCGGTTACCGCAGCGGCACGTACAACCTCATCACCTGGCCGGCGCGCGATCTGCGTACCGACTCGCTGGTGGCGTGGTGCGCGCCGGTGCTCTGGATCAAGCCCTGAGCCTTTGATCTCGTAAGCTAGGGAAAGTACCTAGCAAATTGTCTTCTCTCAACTGTTGTGCTTTTCTCATCATTGAGTGAGAATTCATCCATACCAACTGCAAACAGGAGCAACGAGATGACCAAGACCGAATGCCTGAACAAAGCTGCAGCGGCGCGCCATGCGGCCAAGTTGGCAACCGCCCGTTACGCCGTGTACGCCAACACCTTTGGCGGCGGCGACAAGCTCACGCAAGACGCCCTGTTGGCAGTAGACGTGGCGAACGAGGTAGCCGCGAAGTGGGAGCGAATCGCTGAGTGGAACCCGATGACTCGCAAGGCCGCGCTCCGCAAAGGAACGCTCCCCGCCTATCTCTTTGGCTACTGATCCCCATCCCCCGGTCTGGCCCTTCCCAACCTACAAGGGCCAGCGCTACAAGCCACCCCGCAAACCTAAGCCAGGCCCACCACCCAACGCTCCCGAAGCGCCTTTCTGACCCACCACCATGCACGACTACACCTACTCCCCCATGCGCGAGCGCATCGAGCGCCGCCGCCAGGCTGCGATGGATGTCCTGACTGCAGTCGGGCTGGGTCTGGCCGGCGCCACCTTCTTCTTCTTCTGGTTGTCGCGATGAACAACAAGTGCCGCTACGGCAGCTGCCTCGGTGGCGAGGCCTGCTTGTGTGAGATGGAGCGCGAGGCCGTTGAGGAAACGCGCCAGGCAATGCGCATGTTGGCGTGTGTGCTGATTTACGCGGCCGTCATGGCGGGCCTGATCGCCATCGTTTGGATCCTGTGAAATGAAACCCGCACACGAATTCCTGAACGCAGCGGCCCAGCACATGCTCGACCGCGCCAAGACCTACGACCGACCCGAGGGCGAGCGCTCGATGGCCGCCACGGTCGATGCCTTCAACTACATCACCGGGCACTCGCTGAGCGAGGCCGATGGGTGGTTGCTGATGCTGGTGCTAAAACTGGTGCGACTGCACCAGCGCGCCGGCTTTCACCTGGACAGCGCAGAAGACGCTGTTGCCTACGCCGCACTGCTGGCCGAGGCGAAGAGCAAATACAACGAGTGACCCACCACAAACCCAACGAAAGGAAACACATGGACAACCTGGACATCCTGGCCACGCAATGGCACGCGGCCAAGCGCGCCGAGGAGCGCGCACGCGACGACCGCATCGCAATCGAAGAAAAGATCCTTGCCGCGCACCCGGCCAAGCAGGAGGGCAGCGAGACGGTGACCACCGGTATGGGTCACAAGATCAAGCTCACCGGCAAGATCATCTACAAGGCCGACGTCGACCAGCTGGAGGTGCTGACGTCCAGCTGGCCCGAGGACGCGCGCCCCATCAAGGTCGAGGTGAAGGCCGACGAAGCCAAGCTCAAGGCCATTCGCAATGAGCGCCCCGACCTGTGGAAGAAGATTGCCGGCGCTGTCGAAACGAAGTCGGCCAAGACCGGCGTGTCCATCGAATTCAAGGAGTGACGCAAAGTCACTCAAACCGGCAACGATCCGCTGGCCGGTCCAACAAGCGGACAACCCAAGGAGCATTGAAATGGCATTTGCAAAGAAGGACGACGGCATCGCCGTCATCAAGGCCGCGAACATTGTTCGCACCACCATCCGCATCAAGGGCACTGCGCCCTTTGTGCAAAACAAGTTCAGCAAGAAGGCGCGCGACAAGATGATGGCCGACATGGCAACTCCGAAAGCGGCCAAGAAGGGCAAGACTGAGCGGCCGCCGCGCGACTACGACGACGACTTCAACCAGTCGCAGCACATCAGCGTCAATGGCTGGAACGGAATTCCCTGCCCCGCGTTTCGCGCAGCAATGATCGACGCATGCCGCACGGTTGGCATGGTGATGACGCGCGCCAAGATGGCCGTGTTCGTGCTGCCTGACGGTTTTGACAAGGACGACGGCACGCCGCTGGTCAAGTTGATTGCTGATAAGCCTGAGCGCACCGAGTCGCTTGTACGCAATGACAACGGTGGCGCTGACATTCGAATCCGACCCATGTGGCGCAATTGGGAGGCCGATGTATCGGTCGAATTTGACGCCGACATGATCACTCCCGAGTCAGTCATCAACCTGTTGGATCGCGCTGGGCGCCAGGTTGGCGTTGGCGAAGGCCGCCCGTACAGCAAGAACAGCGTCGGACAAGGCTGGGGCACCTTTACTGTTGTGGAGACGAAATGAAACGCAAACCTGCAACCCTTGATCTGCGCTCGGAGCAAATTCGGGCCGAGTTGGCCGCCATCGCGGCTGCCAACAACAACCTGCTGAATCCGGCGCATGTCGTTGAGGCCGCACGCGACCCGACGTCGGTGCTGCATGATGAATTTGAGTGGGACGACGATGCTGCGGCAGACGGCTACCGGCTTGCCCAGGCCGGAGCACTGATCCGCAGGGTCAAGTTCACGTTGGTGCGGCAGAACGCCGAAACGCGCCAGCTGGAAATCAGGACGACGCGCGCTTACCAGTCCAGGCCATCGGAACGTGGCGCGGGTGGTGGCTACGAACAGGTCGAGCAGATCATGGCCGACCCGCGCAAGCGCGACGAACTGATTGACCAGGTGCTGCGAGAGCTTGCTGCATACCGCAAGCGCTATGCGGACCTGGTGGCGCTCACCGAGGTGTGGCGCGCCATTGATGACGCCATCGACGTGCTGAGCACGTCGGCTCCTTCGCGGCAAGGCTCGGCGGCGCAGCCGGGGCATGGCGTGGCGAGCTGAGGCGTGACGTGGAACGCCCTGGCGCGGCAGGCGAGGCGAGGCAGGGAAGGGCCGGGCAAGGCGAGGCGAGGCTCGGCATGGCAAGGCAGGCTCGGCAGCGCTGGGCCCGGCTAGGTCGGGCCCGGCGTGGCAGGCGTGGCATGGCCGGGCTAGGCACGGCGAGGCCTGAAATGGCAAGGCAGGCAGGGCGTGGCCTGGCATGGCGCGGCGCGGATCGGAAAGGCAGGCAAGGAAAGGCTAGGCAAGGCGCGGTCTGGTCTGGCATGGCAGGCATGGCGCGTTATGGCGCGGACGGGCACTGAGAGGTAGGCGCGGCAGGCAGGCCTGGGTAGGCGCGGCGAGCCACGGCTCGGCGCGGCAAGGCAGGCGAGACGTGGCGGGGATTGGCAAGGCAAGGCGTGGCCCCGCAGGCAAAACTGAAAGGAACTCAAGTGGCATTCAATCTCAAATCAATTCAGAAGAACACCGCGCTGGCAGCGCCCCGCATCATGCTGTACGGGGTCGAGGGCATCGGCAAGACGACGTTCGCCAGCCAGGCGCCCAACCCCATCTTCATCTGCACCGAGGATGGCCTGGGCTCGCTGCAGGTCGATCATTTCCCCCTGGCCACGCAAGCGTCTGACGTGCTTGATGCGATTTCCGCGCTGGTTAGCGAAAACCACACCTTCGGGTCGGTGGTGCTGGACAGTGTGGACTGGCTCGACAACCTCATCTGGCAGGACGTTGAGGCCAAGCACGACGCGAAGGACTTGGCCTACGGCAAGGGCGCAATGATCGTGGCCGACCGCTGGCGCGAGGTGCTCGCTGGCCTGAACGCCCTGCGCAACGACAAGGGCATGGTGGTCATCCTGCTGGCGCACTGCCAGATCAAGCGCTTCGACAGCCCCGAGGTCGAGCCCTACGACCGCTACCAGCCCAAGCTGCAGGAGCGCTCCAACGCGATCCTGCGCGAGTGGGTGGATGCGGTGCTGTTCGCCAACTACAAGACCATCGTTCGCAAGGACGATCTTGGTTTCAACAAGACCAACAACCGCGGCATCAGCACCGGCGAGCGGTTGCTCTTCACCAGCGAAAAGCCGGCCTACATGGCCAAGAACCGCTACTCGCTTCCCGAATCCCTGCCCATGAGCTGGGATGCTTTCGCCCAGGCAATTGCCTGATCACCAACGAGTCAAACGAGGAACAACATGGCTCAGTTTCAATTCAACGCAAACGATGCACCCGTCGCGCAGCCGCGCAGCTACGGGCCCCTGCCTCCAGGCGACTACCCCGTCGTCATCACTCGCAGCGATTTCAAACCCACCCAGGCCGGCACCGGCCATTACATCGAGCTGGAGATGCAGGTCACCGATGGCGAGCACAGCGGTCGGCGTCTGTGGGAGCGCCTGAACGTCAACAACCCCAACAAGCAGGCCGAGGACATCGCTAGGGCCGCGTTGGGCCAGCTCTGCGAGGCCGTGGACGTGCTCGACATGGAAGACACCGAGCAGCTCCATGACATCCCGTTTGTGATCAGCGTGGAGATCAACCGCAAGGAGCCCGACCGCAATCGCATCGTCGCCTACTCCAAGGTCATCAGTGCGCCCAAGACGCCGCCCGCCCCGCCGGCACGCCCGGCTGCCGCTGGCGCTCGCCCCTGGCAAAAGTAAACCCTGGGGCCGAACGCTGCAAGAGACGGCGCCTGACTCCCGGCGCCAGGCGCGGCAAGTAGGCCCCACCCTTCAACGAAGCACAACCATGAAGATGCCCGAATCCCAACACACGACCAGCGCCGCCATCGTGCGCTGGTACGAAAGCAAGCCGCAGCAGCACCGGCCGCACATGGGCGCCTCGCTCATCGGCCACGACTGCGAGCGCTACATCTGGCTGACGTTTCGCTGGGCGCTCACGCCGACGTTCCCTGGCCGCGTGCTGCGCATTTTCGAAACCGGCAAGCGCGAGGAATCGCGCCTGGTCGAAGAGCTGCGCGGCATCGGCGCCACCGTCTGGGAAACCGACCCCGATACTGGCGACCAGTGGCGCGTGAGTGCTTGCAACGGGCACTTCGGTGGCTCGCTGGACGGCGTGGCTCAGGGGCTGCCCGAGGCCCCCAAGACGCCGGCGGTGTTGGAGTTCAAAACACATGGTCATAAGAGTTTCACCGACTTGATCGCGCAGCGATTGAGGAAAAGCAAGCCGCAGCACTTTGACCAGATGACGGTCTACATGGGCCTGATGAACCTGGAGCGCGGCCTGTACATGGCCGTGGACAAGGACACCGACGACGTCTACACCGAGTGGGTGCACTTCGACCAGGAGCGCTTCAACGTGCTGCTGGAAAAGGCGCAGCGCCTGATCGACTCAACCGAGCCGCCGGCCAAGCTGAGCGAAGACCCGGCGCACTGGCAGTGCAAGATGTACGGCCGGCCGTGTACGTTCCACGCGGTCTGCCACGGCGACAAAGCGGCCGAGGCCAACTGCAGGACGTGTTGCCACGCCACGCCTGTTGAGAATGCGGCATGGCGGTGCGAAGTACACAACAAGCAATTGCCCGACGCCAACCAGCGCGCCGGCTGCAACGCGCACTTGATGATCCCGGCGCTGGTGCCCTACGCCGAGCCGGTGGACGGTGGCGAGGGCTGGGTGGGCTACCGGCACCGCACCAGCGGCACGCTGTTCACCAATGGCCAGGCCGAGGTGCCGGGCCACGGCCCCAACTTCGCCAGCAAGGAACTGCACCACTGCCCCGGCCAGCTCATCGCGGACATGGCCGGGTTCAAGGACCAGTTCCCCGGCGCGCGGGTGGTCAAGCCCACGACGCCGGCCGGCACCGTGTTCGATGACATGCCCAGCGACGACCTGGATGCGGTGCCGACCAAGGCCGAGCACCCGGTGCGCAAGGCCGCACGCGGCCGGGCAGCTGCAGCACTCAAGGCATTGGAGGGCATGAAATGAACACCAAGATGCTGAAGCTGGCGCGGCGCCTGTGGAACGTGCCTGGCTGCCCGCGTGAGGTCAATCGCACCAACGCACGCAAGTGGGTGCGCTCGCTGCGCAACCTGGGCAACAACTGGCTGCTGGCCAGGCCGGTGGAGAAGCGGGCATGACCCGCATCCTCATCAGTCTGCTGACGGCATTGGTCATGCTGTTCGTGCTGAGCATTCTGATCACGTTGGAGTAGCACGTGGCGCAGGTCAAGGTCAACGCGATGAGCTACGCGCTACTCATCAAGCACATGCTGGAAGGGATCTACAACTGCCGCGAGCTCGCGGAGATGACGGGCCTGCACTACGTCACCGTGCTGCAGTACACCCGCGAGCTGTATCGCGCCAAGGCCTGCCACATTGCCATGTGGGAGAAGGACGCGCGCGGCCGCGACATGGTCAAGGTCTACAAGCTCGGGGAGGGGCGCGACGCCCGACGCGCCAAGCTGACGGCCGCGCAGCGCCAGGCCAGGACACGCAGTAAGCAGCGCGCACTGCAGTTGCAACAGATGCTGCTGGGGGCGCGCGATGTGGAAACTGCCTGAGTACACCTGGGGCCAGGAGCGTGAGCTCTGCAAGCGCTGCGAGCACTACCGCGAGCGCGCTACCGGCAACTACAAGAGCAGCAACATCCCGGCAGTCACCACCATGATGTGCGCGCTGCGCACGAAGAGCGGTCGCGGCAAACAATTTGGCAGCTGCATCGACATGCGCTACGACGGCGAGTGCGGGCGCGAGGGCAAGCTGTTCAAGGAAAGAAGCAAGTGAGCTACATCATCGGAATCGACCCCGGCGCCAGCGGCGCCATCGCCATCCTCGACGCCGACACCGGCAAGCTGGTGGACGTCATCGACATGCCAACCACGGAGCTCAAGGTCGGCGGCAAGACCAAGCACCGGGTGTCGCCTGTGTTCTTGCAGGCCGAGCTGCAGCTCTATGCCGACGACGCCCGCGCCGTGGTCGAGCTGGTGGGCGCCATGCCCGGCCAGGGGGTCACCTCCATGTTCGCGTTTGGCGAG